ATACCTTTCTTTTCATGAATGAACTTCTCAACTATGCGTACCATCATCGGGAGGTCATCTGTCATTTAGTTGAAATTAGTGTATAAAATACTGTCCGTAATGAGGGTTAACTCCCAACACTTCCATTTCGTGATAACGGATTGCGTCAATGCTGTGGTTATTAAAGTCAATAGGCTTGTTTAAACGAACGCCAGTTTTGTCAGTGTCCCAAATATACCCACGTAATTCTTTGATTAGATTAGTGCTGTTTGACGTTACTAAGTATTCTTGGCTTTGCATTATTTGAATACCAAAGTTTATTGAATCCTTGCCTTTTGTAACGCCTTTAATCGTCTTTCCGTACCGTCTAATCTCTTCGATTGACTTAGGCTCGGAGCTGTCCGCATATATCGGAACGCTATACGGTAGCACATTGGCAATATCGTTATTTAACATTCCAGTTCTATATATTAATTCATTCAGTATTCGCTTGCCATTCCACGTATAAACTTCAACTGCTGAGGTAGGGTCGTTTGTATATCCAAAGTCAAGTCCAATTCCTATCAATCTTGCGTCGCTTGGAATACTATCAATCTGTTTCCAGTTAGAGAATATAACGCCCTCTAACATTCCTATTTCACCTAACCCATAAACACGCCACCAATTACTCCAATAAGTGCTTGTAGAGGCTTTCTCGCGATTCTTTTCTATTTGGTCAATAATTGACTTGTCAAGAGCTTCATTATCCTTGTAGGTTAAGATTATAAAGTCTGCGTCGGGTTCGTCTTTTAGTTCCGTATGCACCCAAAACTCATTAGCTGGGTTGAAGTCTAAAAATACTTCTTTTTTAGTCCGTATAGAAAGTTCATTATAAGACTCAAAGGTAACATTATTGCATTCGTTAATATAAAGAATGTCACGCCGAGCACCACGTAACTTAGAGCTATCGTCCGCACTAAAAAATTCAATAAAACTTCCATTGGCAAATTCGTATCTTAAAAGTGATTTATTAAAGCGTTCATCAAAGTAACGCCCAGTGTCTTTCATAATGCGTAAAAAGTCTTTTAATGCACCTCTACGCAAGTGTGGTATTGTTTCAGCTACTATGCTTATTTCAGTTCGTGGAAATGTAGCCGCCTTTGTTATTAATATCGGTAGGATTCCGTATGTTTTCCCAGCACTTGTTCCTCCTTGAATTATTTTGATTCGTCTTTTTAACGCATTAATTTTTTTAATTGCTGTCGTTATTATCATCTAATTTGAATAAAGGTTGTTCAATGTTAATTTGTTCAACTTGCTCTTTTAAGTTGTTTAAACGCTGTGTTATGCTTGGATTGTACTGTCCTACCATACCTCCAGTTATTTGGTCTTGGCGTATTTCTTTGCGTATGCGTGAACAGATGGGAGTATATTCTGAATATCTTTTATCGGTGTTCTTAAAATAGTCCTCAACGCATCCTACTTCATCCCAGCAGAATATCTCAAATCCCTCCATTGTTAAAGGGCATTCAAGTGGCTCTGCTCTTTCCTCAAAGTCTTTACCTCCGTACACATATTTTATTCTTGGGTTCGCCTTTACGTTGGCTTTATACTTTTCAAATAGTCCGTATAGTTGTTCAGGGCTATCTAAGTTTCTTGGTCTTCCTACTTTTGCCATAATTTAATTCGTGTTTTTGGCTAATTTAATACTTTTTTTTATAGCTTCGCTTTTATACTGCATATACCACTCAGCATTTAAACCTTAAAATTAAAGGTTAGTCCCGAACATAACACTTCCCTCTGCGACCACTTCTTATTTATTCGTGTTTTCACACTTGGCATTTTGGCTCACTTGTTATTTTAACCTTTCGGTATGCAGTACCCGTTGTTAAGCGTAAAACATTGCGGGATTTGTTTTAACAAGCGTTTATGTCGAGAGTTGTTTTTGGTAACGCAGTTCAACTTATACAACTGCTATGTAAATAAAAAACCCTATCTTCTGTTCAGGTCGGATAGGGTCATATAGTGATTTAAAGAAATCCAATAAAACATCTAACCTGAACTTAGATACACAAATATAAAACATTATTTCTTATTCTCCAAACTAATTAAACGCTTTTCTTTCATTCGTGTTTTTCTTAGTTGTCGTAAACTTTCAGTAACAGTAATGTCAGTTAGGTTAGTTTTAATCCAATCGTTAGTTAAATCGCTTGAATTAATGTTTAAAAACGCTATTGCTTGAGTTAGCCTTGACATTTAATTAGGGTTATAATAATAATCTCTAAATTCTTCTTTTGTTACTGCGTGTATTTCCATAAAGTCTATTTTTGTGTCTATGAATACGCAGTAGTTTATTTCTGTTATTTGCATTATTAACCTTAAAGCGTTCCAGTCTGATTTATGCTTTGTTGGGTGCATAAATACTATATAGTAATCGCTTTTAAGAGTTATGTTTTTCACTTTTATCCGTGTTTTTGGATAGGTTATCTTCATAACTTGTTGAACAAACTGCTAATCTTTGGTCCGTATTTTCAAACTCACTTACCATTGTGTCATCGGTCATACATCTTTGAATGAAATCCGACTTTGATTCGTTACTTGTTGGTTTAGGAATTGGCATCTTCGTATGTGTTATAAACTTGTTTTAATTGGTTTACTCTTTCCAAAATACAGCTTCCACATGAAGTTGGTTCGTTGCGTACTCCAAACACTCTTGAATGAATTGCAAGTATTGTTTTTTGTTCACTTGGCTTTATTACTTCCGACTTTTTGTCAAACCATTCTGTTAGCCAATCATACTCAGATTGTTCTAAACACTTCGCCTTTCTGTAAGGAAATAACTCGTTTAACTTTGCTTTTCGTTCATCGCATCCGCAATCTTCTCCTAATAACCATTTAGCTACTTTTGATACTCCAGTTGCTTCTAATACCTTTTCAACGGTATCTCCTAATCCTTTACTTTCAGCTGCTAATATTTCAGCTTTTGTTCGTCTTTTTCTTGCCATGTTTTATTTTTTAAAATTATCTAATAAATAAAAATTTATATTTTTCATTCTTGCGTAATCATCGTTATAATCTATTGGTAAATCATCTTTTTTTTCTTTAATTACTATTGAATGTTTTAAATTATATTCTTTTATTAAATTATCATTCCTCCCGCCATAACTCGCTGTTAAAACTAAATTATTTGGTATATCATTTATTCTATTAACCCAATAAATTAAACTCTTAGTATATGCCCAAAATTCAACATCAGGGTTTTCTTTTGCAATATCTAACCATAAATCAAAATATTCCTGATTAAAAAAATCTCCACTTGCGTGAATTCTTACTGCTTTACAATCTTTTGGTAAAATTGGTTTATTTCCATTTTTAACATATTCAAAATTATTCCATCTATGGTTTCTAACAGCTGGGAATCTTTCAGGGTTGGCAGCATAACAACGATATGCATTACTTTTATTTTCAAACTTACCTGTTTCTTTATTTACTTTAACTAAACATTCCATTGCAAATGGGCAGGTATGTCCAGTCGGTAAATTCCATTCATATACAACTCCAGTATAATATTTTGTATTTTTCACAAATTTCATAATCTATTTTATTAATTCGTAATCTTCATTTTTGTAGTCCTCGTAATGTTCGCCTACTTCTATTTTTAAACTATCCTTGCAGTATTTTAACGTTTGCCATACTGATTTAAAACTAATACCCGTGCATTTTTGGATTTGGCGTGTACTCATTCCTGTATCTCGGTAAAGTTCATATAGTAATTTGTCGTACCAATGCCAGCTATTTACTGTTTCGTTTATTTTTACTTCTAATTGCTTTTGAGCGTTCGTTTTTTCGTATGGACTACTTTCATCAACTAACTGTATTGCTTCCGTTATATCGACTTTTTGAAGCCTTTGTTTAGATTTTTCAAAGTCGTAGTACATATTTCGCAAAACAATCCACACAAACCCCTTGTAAATAGTTCCGTTACGGTAAAATCTTTCTTTGTTTTCGTGTTTTGCTAACTTTAAATACATCTCTTGAACTATATCTTCAGCCAAACTATACTCGCCAAATGACCGCACTACCTTAATCCAGTGTTTATGTTCAACATACAAGTCATTCAGAAATTGATTAGAGTCCAATTAAAATAAGCATTAAAACAACAATCATTCCCTCTCT